CGTGCTGGGGAAGTCCCCGTACAGATACACGCGGAACTCGACGTCAGACCCTCTCGTGCAGTTCTGGGCCCGAACGGTCGCCTGCGTCGACAGCCCCTGCCCCTCGGCAACGACTCTGTAGTCGTCGAGAGCCCCTCCTCCGATCATGCCGCCCGCCGGCACGGCGGGGTTGCTTTTCTGGAGCACGCGGAAGCCCTTGATGTAGCGGCTGTGCGCCCGGTTGTACCGCCAGCTAATCTCAAATCCTGGCTCGTACGTATCGCCCGCAGCTCGGGCGTTGGTCTCAATTACGGTGACTGAGTGAGCTGCAAGTACGGCACCTCCGATGGCGTTCCCAGTACCGCTTCCGGAGCCGTCCAGAAACTGCTGCTCAGGCAGGGGCTCCGTAATCGCATCCTCGTAGACGTCAGCGTTGTACTCGAGCCACTCGACCTCGTGCTCGAGATTCTCCTTCATCGTGATGCCCGTGATCTCGACTTGCAGCTCCTCCCCAGACACGACGAGGGACCACGTCGTCTTGCCGGGGACCGCCAGGAACGGCAAGGCGGATGCAAAGCGCACGGTCGATCCAGCTGCGTAGTCACCTGCGGCGATCGGAGAGCCGTTGATGGTCGCAATCGACGCGCTGGCGACCTCATCGCTTTCGTGGTCCCTGGCGTACACCAAGTACGTCTTGCCAGACTCGATCGTGATGTCCCGGTCGATCTCGAACTGCTGGGCGGCAGACGATGCTGCGATCGTAGTGAGGACCCGCCCGCTGACGCCCCTGCACATGACGTCGTGCGAGAGGTAGATCACGTCGCCCGGCTCGAACGAGAGGGCCTCAGGCCCAAGCGTCATCTTTCCAGACCTGAGCCGCAGCTTGTTCGACTTGATGCGGAAGATGCCTTCTCGACGAGCCTGGCCCCGACTCGTGATGCCTTGAGTCTGAATCGACTCGCGTCGGAACTGATCGAACTGCGTCGGATCGTTTAGATCCGGGTCATTGACGATCTCCGTGGCGCGCTCCCAGTCGTTCGACTCGGGGAACAGCACCACCTCGTAGCTGTTAGCTCGGGACTTAGGTCCAGCGTAGTCGACCTCGAAGCTGTCCTTCTTGATCGCCCCCATGCCGATCATCCCAATCGGGCTGCGCGGACGATCCACCGAGAAGCGTACGGTGTTGCCCGTCATCACGGGCTTTGCTCGGCCGGCCTGGCAGACAGCCAGAAGGGCGTCCCACACGTTGTATTCCTTGTCGAACACGCCGTTGAACTGGTGCCGGGGCTCTCCGCCCTCGACGGTCGCGCCGGTGATGTCGTTCTGGTCACCCCCGTCAGCTGTGACCGCAGTGCTGAGAAGCGTTCCGCTGGTCCAAGGATCGTCATCGACGTCCAGCCGGTCCCACCAAAGCGTGATCTTCCAGCGCTCTGCGTTCAGCGGGTCCTCTTCGACGCTCTTGACGTAGTAACCGCCGGCGACGTTAGACCCCTTTGCGCCGTTGTTGATGTCGGTGGCAACACCCAACGGGAAGTTCGCCGGGTCCGGGAACCCGTGCAGGCGCACCAGCTGGCCCTCCAGGTACGGTGCAGAGTCGACCGATGAGGTCTGCTTGAGATACAGCGTGAGCGAGCCACGCGCGATACCGCCACTAGCCGCAGTCGAGTTGTCGAACAGGATGTCGTCCCAGTCTGTCGACGTCGCCAGTCCGGCGTTGTTGGTGGTGAACTGCCGGCCGCCGTCGTACACGCCCTCATCGCAATATTTCGCCCACTCGCGGATTGACTCGAGGTCGATATTGTCGACGGAGTACCTGTTGCCGAGACCGATGCGCTTGTTGAGCAGCAGGTCGGCAGCGACCCACGCGGGGTTAGAGCTGTACGCGTAAGCAGGAGCCGCGCCGTACAGCGTCGGAACAAGCCGGCCCCATACGACAGTGGTCATACGGGGCTTCTGGTTGTTGATCTGGTCGGTCGCCCGGACCTTCTGGCCCACCAGGGCGCAAGTGGGATATGTCAGCGTCTTGTTGCGAATGCCGATGACCGCATCGAGCACAGAATCATCGAAGGTTCGGTCATGGCTCGAGTCTACGTTGACCCTCAGCGCCTGGCACTCGTACCTTCCCGGAGTCGCAACCGCGCTCGAGCCCGAAGAAAGGACAATGCCGTCGGTGACGCCGATCGTTCCATTGCCCTGCTTGAGCTGGAGGTCTCCCGCGTAATCGCCGTAGGTACTGGCAGAGGCGAACGACGTGGGGCCCGTGCCGGTGTTGACGTCGAACAGGTACGTCGCGCACTGGGCTACGTCGGGCACGCGGTCGATGATGCTAGTCGTAAGCGGAGAATCGACTGCGGGCTGGAAAGCGCTTGTTACCCCGGTGAGGATTGCACCGTAGGCTACGGATTTTCGACTGTAATTCCTGCCCGTCTCGCCATAGTACACCTCGTCGATATAGACGGAGTCGAGCGTCTTGCAGTAGATGCCGTCGAGCGTGTTGGGGTAGCGGATGACCGGGGTGAAACCGTACGTCGCAGCGAACTCAACGGGGTTAGAGTTGTACTGGCGGTGGTCGACCTCGACGCCGTTGACCCACAGGCTGTGGCGCAGACCCATCGGCTGATACTGCCAGGTGTTGCCGCCGTTCCAGTTCGGCGGCGGCCCGCCGTTAGTGTTAGTCCAAGTCTGGCGGTACTCGACCCGCATCCACGACTCGTCGTAGTTGGGGATGGTGTAGGCGGTCTCAACAGTCGTCGACCCGAACCGAAGCGAGAGGCGCAATTCGAGATCGGAGGATCCCGGCTGCGTGGCCGCGAGAATTGCGACACCCGTTTGGCTCCCCGCCGATCCGAACTCCGCCAGCACGGCGACCCTCGGGTACTGGTCGTCGACCAGTCGGCTCATGTCGACCTTGTAGACCCCCCCAAGCACAAACGCGTTCATGGCGTTCGCGGGAGCCGAGAGCATAAACCGCACGTGGTTGCTGCTAGGCTGCTCAGCCAGCCAGGCGTTGAGTTGAGCGCTAGTTACGTCTGTCCAAAAGTTCCTCCAGCTGTGCCCGGCAGTGAACACGGACTCGAGCTCGCCATCGGTTGCGGTGCTGCCTGGGTCGAAGATTTTTCCGACGTTGATCCCGCCACCGTTGTCGTAAGTCGACGGGTCACGAAGGGGGAAGCTAAACTCCCGCAGGATCCTCTGCCGGGTCGACGCCTGTACAGATCCAGGGAACGGCTCGTAAAGCCAGCCGTCGTTGCCAGGGCCCCCCGTAAGGACAGGCAGACCCGAGGCGTCCAGCTTCCTGTAGCGCACCGCCAGCTGGAAGTTGCTGCTAGAGTAGTTGCCCTGGGTGTCGACCCTGGCAAGGCCCTGAGGGAACTCGACTCTAGTCGTAAACGAGTCGTAGTCCTGGTCGTCTAGACGGAACGTGGTGGCATACTGGTCGAACGCAGAGTCGACGGTGGAGTAGTCGGTCTCCCAGTCTCCGTCGTTGAACAGCAGCACATTGTTGGTCTGCGAGGTGGTTTCCTGGCTGTTGAGCCGGATGCCGTATGGCGTCTCGTTGCTGATGACGTTGAATCCGCCCATCGCGGACTGCACGTTCTGCCCGAGGCGCGTCTGAATGCTGGACTCGACAAGGTTCTGAGCCTCAGCCTCCTCGATACGGAATCCAATCGGGATGTCCTGACCCTGCACCGGGCCAGAGCTCGTCGTATCCGTCAGCAGGTCGCCGGAGTTCTGGCCGAAACCGTAGATCGGGCCCTCGCTGACAACGATCAGCTGGCTGATCGTCATGTTCTGCGTCCCGCTGAGACCGCCGAACTCCGAGATAATCGTGCCGCCGGTACGATGCTTTCCGTACACAACGGGAATGGGCAGCCCCTCGGTCCTGTTGTTCCCGATGCCTCCGAACGCGTAGGTCGGGGAGCCCTCGTCACCCCTGACGTCAGGAATATCCCTGTCGATCAGGCGGTATGCGATGTAGCCCGAAACAAACGCAATAAGCAGGTACGGCAGGGCAGCCAGTAGTGGGCCCTGTGGCATGTTCACCAGCCCGACGAACTCCCCCTCTCGGACTCGCCTATCGGCAGCGTCTCTATCCAACAGCTCGCCGTTGATAAACGCGCTCCAGTGCCCCTCACCGCAGTCGTCAAGCAGGCTTTGCAGGGTGCATCCAGCCTCGACCTCGAACACCTCTCGGCTAGACAGGTCCAGCGGCTGGCTCAGTTTTACTACGGTGCAGCTCATCTCAGGGGGCGGTAGACCGACTTGATGTTCTTGAGAGCTCGGGTCCGCATGATGCGAACGCCACATTCGGGTAGGGCCGTAATCACTCGCTGGTCACGGCTCTGAATTAGTATAGATACCCCAAGGTGTCCGTCAGCCGGAGAGTCCGTAACCGCGATGTCTCCTGGCTCTCGCAGGGAATCGCGGCTATGGCCGATCTTCACCCAGGGCAGCGTCTCGATCTGCCGGCTGAGCAGAAGCAGCGCAGCTTCCGGCAGCACCGGGAAGCCTTGAGCGGCCTCGTCGTACCCAAGTCGGATCAGCACCTCACGAACGACGCTGGCGCAGTTGTGCGTAGTCGTAAGGTTGGGCTCCATCGAGTAGGAGCACTTCACTAGATCCGCAACGTCGATCATCCGGGGATCCCTGGGAAGCCTCCAAACTGGTTCGGATGCTTGCGAGGCAGACCAGACGCCACCTCCGCATCACCGACCTCCTCACAAGCCGCCAAGGTAAATCCAGGGCATGAGTTGGGCACCGTGCCCTCTCCGGGGTTGGCGCCGCACTCGACGGACCCGTACAGCCAGCGGCACCGGCTCGTAGACAGCAGGTAGGGCGGGAAGGTCCTGACGAACGGGTTGAACGCCGCGAACTGGAAGGTCGCGGAGGATGGCGTCATTTTGCAGCCCCCAATCTCGCCGTCGATCCGCACGCCGCTCGAGAGGTTCTCCAAGTCCAGCGAGCTCACAAGCCACATGCGCGCGGGAGAACCGACCATGCCGGTCAGCCTCTCGATGTACGCCGCGATCTCCAGGCTCGCATTCCCGATCGTGATCGAGATTGTCGGCAGGTCGCCTTTGGAGGTTGCGTTCACCCCGCTGTGGATGATCGGAGCCGGATACCAAGTGTACTCAGCTGCGGTAGGCGAGTCCGGGTGGACGGCCGTCACCTGCTTGTCGTAGTTCGTCAGGCGAATGGTCGTCAGGGGGTCCTCGAGGGTGTCTACCTCGTAGAGCCAGATAAACGGATACTCGCTGGCGAGCTGGTTCTTATGGTCCTTAGTGACTTCGCTAAGATCACGAGCCATCGAACACCTCCTCGAGCTCGAACGTAAAGCTCTCGACGCTGGGGTCCGAGAGCGTCCGCGACAGGTCCTGCGTGACGAATCTGACCGTCAGCGTCTCCGGGGACTGTGCCGGGCTGGTGACTGTGGGCGACCAGCTGAAAGGGATCTCGGCGCCGTTGTGGTCGGCGTAGAACGTCAGCAGCGCCGCACGAGCAGCCGGCGTCGTGTTGAGCGCCTGAACCTGGAACCTGCGGCGGGACTTGGTCTGGCGAGCGAAGACGTACTTGTGGCCCGTCTCGATGTCTTGCTCGTTACGCAGGCGCTGAGTGACCTCAGTCACACCAAACGAGTAGTCCAAGGTCAGGGTGCCGGTCGCAGCTGCGTCCTCGGACGCCACAGCGATGCTGTCGCCAAACGTCGGCTCGGTGCCGCTGTCGACGGCTGCGCTCGGAGTCAGCGTGTTGAAGTAGGAGAACTCTGCCATCTTGCCATTGCTCTCTGGAAGGCCCGTCTCGGTCAGGGAGAAGGCGACGACCCCAGTCGTGCCGGGCGCCACGTTCGCATTGGAGCGCTGATCGACCAGCCAGTAGTTGCCGCCGAGGCTGCCCTGGCTAACAGAGTTAGTGTCAGACAGAACAGTGGGGATGGTGTAGCTGGTGATCTCCGTGCCGTCGACGACAGCGCGCAGGCGCACGAACTCAGAGCCCGCGCCAAACGACGACTCAGTGTTCTGAGCCTCGAACTCGAGCGTGAACGCAGTTCCGACGGTGAGGCCGGACAGAGTTGCAGACGCGAGCTCCGTGCGCGTGTGGGTTTGCGTAACTGACTGGTCTGAGAAGTACGAGTAGACCTTGAGCGTATGCGTGGTCATTGAGAAGTCGTACTCCACAACACACGCGTAGCCTCTCTGGTACGGGAAGGTGGCGACGCCGTCCGAGACAAGAAACTGGTTCAGTACTCGATACCAAAGCGCCGGGTTCTGAAGCACGCCGGCAGAGTCGGGCTGACCCCGATCCCGCGTCAAAGACTGACGGAGCACGATGCCTGCTGCTATGTTGCGCGCAGAACCCGAGTTCATGGTGATCTCTGTGCTGCGCCGCTGCTGCTCAGTCGCAATAGTCAGTGAGCTGCACAGGCTTCCGTACGCCCTGCGGTTGTCCGTGAAAACAAGGCTGGGTCCGAACGCCTGCTTGTCTCCGATCTCCAGCTTTGTTATCGCCGCGGTCGGGCTGCTCGGGGTGTGGATGCCATCCTCGGCGTCAACTCCTGAAGGGGCAGGGTCCTGGATCAGGCCGCAGCCATGCCGAGTGCCGAACCCGATGGTTTGCAGGCTGAAATATTTGTTTTTATTTTGCCGAGCAAAGCCGTCCGACGACCCGGCGTCTTGGTTGCCCGTGTTATGGGTGGAGAGGCCCAGCGTAGAGCCAAAGTCTCGCGTCAGGTCGTCGATATGCTCGTCGCCCAGGCTGCCGGCGTCATCGTCGGTGTAGATGATTCTAGTGACGCACGGGCCGTAGGTCGTGTTGTTGACTCTGTCGTAGCCGGGGTCGTTTTGATCGTTCGCCGCGTCCTGATATTGGGAGTCGCGCTTGATCGGAGATAGGATGACGCCGGCAAGACCTGCGTTTCCGTAAGTCGAGGAGTAGCTGGTGGTCAGCGTGTACGCTGTGCCGTCCTTCATCACGACACTCGCAGTCGTCTGCGTATTGCCGTGCAGGCAGTCGATGTAGTCGACCTGCATAGCTCCAGGCGAGCCCTGACCGCCGATAACTGCGGTGGGCGTCGCAATCTCGACGCTGTCTCGCACAGTCGCCGTGCCGGCGATGACCTGGATCAGGTACGCCTTACGAGTGCCGCCGTCGAGGCGGCGATCACGGTCGACGATGACGCAGAAGCAACTGAGGGAGTGGGTGTACGCGTGCTGTACATAGCTCTGGCTGACTGTAGCGAAGGTGCCAACGTTCCGCTGCACGCCGATGAGCACGCCCTGGGCGAGCTGCGGGTATCGCGGACTGCCGTAGACCTTGTGCAGCCCGAAGTAAGCTCGGACGCGGCGCGTCGCGGGGACTCGACCGCAAACGTACGCGTTGACGTGGTCGATGAACGAGCTCGTCGTGTCGTACTCGTTCGTCGTAGGATCCCGCGTATATGCCAGGCAGCCCCGTCCAAAGATACTGAGCGGCGCGGCGACGCCTCTGCGCTGGCGGTTAGCCGCAAAGATCATAGGTAGATCCGCCCCCGAGTCGCCGCTGCCGGGGACCGTAAAGTCGAACTGAGCACCCGTCGGCGCGAAGCTGCCGTGCCAGGGGCGCACCTCGTAGTACAGCTGGGGCTGCTCGCCCCAAATCGTGCGATCCGACGTCGAGGCCGTCAGGCCATCGTAGGTGTGGAAGATGTTGAAATCTTCGTCTCGGATCGACGAGAAAGATGACATCAGACGCCCCGGACAGCAGTCACCAGGTTGCGATCGGACCCGCTTGCAAGAGCGGCAGCGATCTGGTTTTGGATCTGCGGCATGTTCGCCAGTATAGTGTCGGCGGCCGTAGTCGGATCAAGCGACTGCACGTTGAGGGTCACGTTCGCCGTCCGGCTCCCCGCCGACTCGCTCTTCGGCATCTTCATCTCGACCGGGATCTTGCGGCTGGGGCCAAGG